CACCTGCTCTTGGTGATTTATATCTATACTGAGATATTACTAAGTGATCTTGTGAAGTTCCATTTGCAGACCTATCGTAAAGAGCATCTATTGGATATTGTGCTGCCTTTGTATCTCCAAAAAAGTAATCATTCTTTGTGGTAAGAAACTCTTGATTTATTCTTGACTCCACAGCATCTGGTGGATTTTCGACTTCACTTGAAGTAAGAAAGGAAGGAATCGTACCACCTTGTCTCTTAATTGAATTTAATATTGATGCATTATTTTTAATTGCTCTTTCTATAACTTCAGCATCCCAAGTGAAAGTTCTTTCGTTATCTATATTTAATGTGGCAGTGTAAACGGTGCCATTATTATTACTATAAATTAAAGTTCCTCCTTGTCCCACTGGATCTTTTTTTCTTGCTCTGTTTATGTTATTTTTTTCAACATAAAATCCATCGGCATCTATTCCAAATTGATAAACTTCTATGAGTCCATCTTCTCTATAATAAACATGAATATCTTGACTAGAAAAAACATCAGGAATGTCTACACTGATTGTCTTTAAATATTTTAATTTTAATTGTGTTTCTTCTGACATTTATTTTTAATTAACAGAATCCCATACTGCATTAATATCATATTTATCACCATTACTATCAATAAAATCTTCAGTTACTAATTTAGCAATGTCTCCATATTCTCCTTGTGGAATTCGATATACACTACCGATGTTACCGTAAAAGTAAGAGTGCAAAGTTTTATAAAAACTTTTAGGAACTTGTATTGCTGATTTATTTAGCATGCTTCTAGCAAAACCACCACGAATTGCTGGATTTAGATAATGAACATTGCACCCTAGAATTTTATCATTCTTCATTTCAAGTATCAAAGCAAGAGGTCTTCGATCATAGTATTCATATCTTTCTGGGAATTTTGCAGTGTATCCAAAAAATAAAAAATCCCCAACTCTTATTTCATCTACATCAATTTCAGTATTAGCTAAACTTAATTCTGCTTTCAATTCTTCAGCATACCAGTCACTATCTGCATCAGCTGTGCGAATTCCTTTTTCTAAAATAGCATCACCAATTGTTTGCTGTGGTTGCAACAATTGTTCCATCTCTCTTTGTTCTCTTGCTTCTACTACTTGTTTCTTTTTCTCTTCTCTTCGTTCCTCCAAAGTTTCAGAAGCAATTTTCCTTTGTTCAACTCTTCTAGTTTTTGCTCTGTATTTTGAATTATTACTTATTGCTTTTATTAAATCCGATTTTCTTTTATTTCCTAAGTTTCCAATATTCATTTTATAGAATAAAGTAATCCCTCTCAACTCAACGACACTATAAGTTTCCAATGGTCTGGTGGTTCCATCAAGACGACTATAAATTTGTGCTTCTCTCTCTGCTTTGCTCATTTGATTCCTAAATCATCCTCTGTCATAATTTTAAATTCATAACCACGATCAGCACAAAATTCTTTTGCTGCTTTCCACTTTGCTTGGTTGACTACCCAAGTCTGAACTGAGTATGCCCATGCTTTAGTTCTCCTTTTTGGGTTTTGAGGTGGTTTTTCTACCTGTTTCTTTGGTTTGACTTCAACCACCATCACTCTTTTCTTTTTGTTTCGGTCATAGTATTTAAGAAAAAAGTCAGGAAAGTATCTATGAACTCGGTTATCTTTTGGAGACACATAGGGTATCCAAAATTCTTCGGACTGCCACTCACTTACATTCTCTGTAAGGTCACAGTAGTTCATAAACTTTCTTTCCCAAAGTGATCTGTAAATTATATTGGTGGGGTCACCTTTATACTTTTTAGGATGCCTGGGCCTAAACTTTCCATTATATGACATACATAGTAATGTATAACTATAAAAATATTTAGATGGCAGACATAAGCAACTCTGTACTACCATTATATAAAAAGATAAATGATGCTCAGAGTGATCTGTTTCCTTTATCTCTGACTGCTGAATTTAAAGTATCTCTTAATCTTGGTTATAATAGTGATCCTACTACTCCTGACAGTTTACCTGCATGGTTGACTAAGTGTGGAATAGCAAATAGTCCATTCGATTTAGCGAGATATGATTTTTTTGCATCTGAAGTAACACTTCCTGGTGCATCTTTTGATATGGCAGAAAGTTCAGGTGACAGACAAGGAACTCTAGAAAGATTTGCTCAGAGAAGATTATATGCACCGTTGACAGTTACATTTTATGTGGATTCAGATTATAATATTCTTAGATTATTTGAGGAGTGGATGAATTTCATCAATCCAATTCATAATTCTGATGGAAAATATCAAGGATCATTTCAAGGACCAAGTGGATATGAACAGAGAAATAATTACTACAAATTTAGATATCCAGATGATTATAAAAGATCTATAATAGTAACTAAATTTGAAAAAGACTTTTATCAAGGTCTCAATATGAATGAAACTCGTATTGGTGGGTTTGCTAAAAGTCGAAGTGGTGATGAATTAATTCCTGGATCCCTTTTGATGTATCAATTTATTGATGCTTTCCCAAGTAATATTGTTGCGATACCATTATCTTATGAAGGAACGCAAGTAACAAAGGTTCAAATAGAATTCCAATACCTTAGATATAATACGATTACAAATAACGATAAAAGTGATTTATATTCTGAAAATGTATTTGGACAAGACATTGTAAAAAATTATGATAACTCTATATTAGGTCAACTCAATGCAAGTGCAGCAAAATCATCAACCATTGTTGGATTTGTAAATGGTGAACCATATAGTGGACCTTATCATGTACATGAAAAAGAGGATGGTACAATAATTAAAATGACAGGTGTTGTTCATTCAGATGTTGCACATAATATCATTTATGAAACAGCAGAGGAGAGTTTATCTGGTGCTGTTAATACAACTACTGTTGTATCTAATGATAATAATGATAATAATGATAATAATAATCAATCTAATCAACAACAGCAGCAACAACAGGCAGACACAACACCTCCAGCAGCAGCAAGCAACTTATCTATTACAACTGTAGCAAGTGATAATACACCGACGATTACAGGTCAGGCAGAGTCTAATAGCACAGTCAAAGTATTCAATGGATCTGATCAGATTGGAACTGCAGGTGTAGGTTCAGATGGATCATTCTCAGTTACAATCTCTAATGCATTAGCAAATGGAACATATACTTTTAGTGTCACTGTAACAGACGCTGCAGGTAATGTATCTAATACTTCTAACATATCACACACAATAAACGTTCCTAGTGATGATGATGGTGGTGGTAATGGATACTCATCACCAGGTTACTAAAACCCTGCTATATACAATACTGAATAAAATATCATGCCTTTACCAAAGATTACGACCCCGACATATGAGTTGGAACTTCCATCTACTGGGAAGAAAATTAAATATAGACCATTCTTAGTTAAAGAAGAAAAAGTTCTAATACTTGCATTAGAAAGTGAAAATATAAAACAGATAACATCATCAATTAAATCCATATTGAAAGAGTGTATTCAAACAAGAGGAGTAAAGATTGATACTCTTCCTATTTTTGATATTGAATATCTGTTTCTGAATGTAAGAGGAAAGTCTGTTAGTGAAGCACTAGAATTAGTTGTTACATGTCCTGATGATAATAAAACAACTGTTCCAGTTAAGGTTTATATTGATGAGATAGGAGTTGTAAAAGACCCCGATCATAAAAATGATATAATTTTAGATGATACGTTGACATTGAGATTAAAATATCCATCTCTTGATGAATTTATAAAAAACAATTTTGATTTTTCCTCCAGAGATGAAGGTGCATTAGAACAATCTTTTGAAATTATTGCTTCATGTATTGATCAGGTTTATAATGAAGATGAGTCTTGGGCAGCGTCTGATTGCACAAAGAAAGAACTTTTGGAATGGGTTGAGACATTAAACACTAATCAGTTTAAACTTATTGAATCATTTTTTACATCTATGCCTAAATTATCTCATACTATTAAAGTCAAGAATCCAAAAACAAAAGTGGAAAGTGAAGTTAAGTTGGAGGGTTTATCATCTTTTTTCGCTTGAGTATGTCTCATATTGATCTTGAGTCATACTTTAAACTAAACTTTGCTTTGATGCAACACCATAAATATAGTTTGACTGAAATTGAAAATATGATGCCTTGGGAAAGAGACATCTACCTTGGATTATTAAATCAATATATTGAGGAAGAAAATTTAAAGGCACAACAGAGACAAGCAAATAATGGCATCTAAACTTCTTACTAAACTTATTCAACCTAGCAAGATCGTTAAAGCGACAACAGGAGTTTATGGTGGAGCAAAATCATTTGGAGCAAAAACAGTTGGATCATCAGCAAATAAAATAGTTAGTTATTCTGGACAAAGAACCAATACGTTAGTTAAAAATATTACAAGTAGTGATAATCTTTTTTCACAATTACAAGAAAAAAATCCTGAAGTATCAAATAAAAGAGGAACAAGAACTCTGTTCAATATGTTAGGAACATTCGGAACAGAAAGAAATGAAAAAATAATTAGAATGAATTTACAACTATTGAGAAATACTTTAGTTGAAACATTTGAGATTGCTAAACTTTTACGTATGAATGCTTCAGGAAGTGTTTCTGGACCTGGTGGAGGTTCATTGATGGCAGGTGTTGGTCTTGCAGCTGCTGCTACAGGTGTTGTAGGTTTAGGTGCATTATTAGGTAAAAAAATTAGTGATTTTATTACAGGGTCAGGAGATGGAGGAGATGGTGATAATAAACAAGATAGTAAAGAAGATGATGGTGGAGGAGACGCAGAACTTTTTATAAATGAAGAAGAAAAAATTGTAAATAAAGAACTGGAAGGCACAGAAGATGTATATGATGAGGATAAACTTGATTCTGATTTAAAAGAATCATCAAAGGGAATTAATAGTCTTATTAGTGATGGATATACTTTTCTCACAGACTCTATAAACAAATTAATAAAAGGAGAAGACATTAATGTAGAGGAAGAAACTGAAGACAGTGGTGATGGTAGTGATATAAAAATAGAGGAAGATAATGTAAAGAGTGAATCAGATCAATTATCAACTTTAGTTAACGGAGTTCAAAATTCATTTAGAGATGTATTAAAAAATGAGGTTGCTGAAGGTGAATCTAATAATGATTACGGTGCGATGTATTCTAGAGATCGGGAAGGATTCTCTCGTGGGGATGAGGATATAACAAAGATGACAATCAATGAGGTTGATGCATTACAAACAGACTATTTAAATTATCAAACATCAATAGGACGTGAAGACGGTGATAGAAGTGCTGCTATGGGTGCATATCAGATGTTGAATCCAAAGAAAGTTGCAGAATTGATGGGTCTTGATCCAGAAACAACTATCTTCAATAAAGAAACACAGGACATGATGTCAGAGTATTATTTAAAATATGCTGGTTTAGAAGATTTTGAAGCGGGAAAAATAAGTGCAGAGACGTTTAATAATAGATTGGCAGAACAGTTTGCATCCATTGAAACCACTGATGGTAAGGGTGTGTATGATGATGATGGAATGAATAAAGCGAAAGATAATCTGATGCACATACTTAAACCAGCAGAATCAAAATTTAAGGGTTTAGAAGACGGTGCATTTGTTCCAGGAGATAAACCAGGTGAAATATTTGTAGTTAATCAAGGTCAAAATATTACTTCTATTCCTGGTGGTAGTGGTAAGAAGGTTGCTATGGTGAATCAAAATACAGGTAAACCACGAAATGCTGGACCAACACAAGAGTTTATTGGATCTAGTAATCCAGATGACTCAAACATAGCAACAAAAAGTATTCTTGGAGTGGTAGGATAAGAACATGGTAACACCAGCACCAGTTAGAATAGCAAGAAAAAGCACAATGAGTTCACCTTTGGTGAAAGCAGCAAATAAGATAGTGACCTCTCCTACCTTTGCAAAAGCAAGATCATTGGATTTTGATAAGAAAAATGAATATGAAAAGTTTATCAAATTTATTGAAACTAGTAATCAAGAGTTACTAAAAATACAACTACCAAACAAAGAAGATGTAATGAAGTCAGTTGAAGGTGGACGTAGAGGAGGCGGAGGATTACTTAATAATTTCTTAGGTGGTGTATTGGGAGCAAACCTACTTAATGCACTCAGAAGATTTAGACCTATCAGGTCATTACGAAGATTTTTATTACCAAGAAGATTTAGAGCACTTTTGAGAAAATTGAGAATGAATATTCTAAGACCATTTAGAAAATTTAAAAAATTTATTACGAGCATTCCTGGAAAGATAAAAGCGAAACTTGCAGGACTTACGAATAGTGTAGTGCAATTTCTTAAAAAAAATATAGATGATGCAGTAACAGCACTGAAAAATTTACCAAAAGCAAAATGGATTAAAAATTTAGTAACGAAAGGAAAATCATTTATAGATGATGGTGTTAAAATTGGTAAAGAGTTTCTTACAAATAGTAAAATTATTAAGAGTTCACAGAAAATAGCACAGAAAGCAAGTCCAAAGTTGGCATCTATGGGACTAGGTGAACTTACAATTATCGGTGGTATAGTAGCAGATGTAAGTGCTGGATTCTATAGACTCTCAAAAGGAGACAAGACAGGTGCTGCACTATCTTTCCTTAGTGCGATTCCTCTTATTGGTTTACCTGTTGCAGCAGTTGATATTGCAAGAGACTTTAATGCTTTTGATGATGATAGCACGTTCTTAGGTAAATTAGATTTTCTTGATTTACTGAAAACAAATAAAGATAATCCAAATTATATTGATAAGAGAACCGATGAACAAAAACAAATAGATGAAGACCTTGATGCATATCTAAGGGAAGAATATGAAAAAGATATAAAACAACAGTTGAAAGATATAGAAGGTAGAAAAGGAAAAAGTTTCAAAGGCACAAGAACCAGATTAGAGGGAGAGTTAGCATTATTAGATGAACTAACTAGCACACAATTGAGATCCAAAACAAAATACCTAGTAAAAGATGATCTTAAATTATTCCGTAAGGATGCATCTTCTCATGAGGAAATAAAAAAATTCCTTGACAATCAGGAAAAACCAGAGGTGATTACTGATAGTTCATCCCCTATTACTACTATTATTAATAGTCCACAAGCATTTTTACTTCCATTTGATAGTGATTCTGAGTCCATCTTCAATGAACAAGCAGTTCCTAGTGTAAATATATCTACTAATGTGGTTGATTTTAACTACGGTTTATTCACTAATTCTATGCATGATGAACTTTTATTTTTAAAATTAGATAAGTAACATGGCAGCAGACGCAGTAACTACACTCGTATATCGACAAGCATCTATCACAAGTTTAGATGGAAGATCTTTTGACTTAACTGGAAAGATAACAGAGTTTAATTATTATGAAGATATATTAAAGCAATCAGTGACAGCAGATATGGAAATTGTTTCGAGTTTTAGTTATGTTAATCAACTTCCAATACGTGGTGGAGAAAAAGTAATTATCTCATTGGAAACTGCTTTTGGTGTAGTTCAATTTGGAACAAAAGAAAGTCCTGATAATGCCTTATATGTTTATAAAGTGAGTGATCATAACACTGAGAGAATGATAGAGGAGTGTAAGATACACTTAACAACTTTAGAGCGTTTTTCAAATGAAAGCACAAGATGTCAGAAAAAATATAAATTTCAAGGGATTAGTCAACATGTTGAGGACATATTAGAAAATACATTACAAACTAAAAAAGATATTAAAGTAGAACCAACTGCTAATTCATATACTTTTATTGGTAATAGCAAAAAACCATTTTACACTTTAACGTGGTTAGGATCTAAAGCAATATCACGAGTTGCAGAAAAGAGTGGAGTTTCAGGTGAAGGTAAGAACGCAGAGAATAAAGGAACTGCTGGATTCTTATTCTATGAAAATTATGATGGATATCATTTCCGAAGTATTGATAGTTTAGTCGCAAACACTCAAGTTCAGGATGGTAAATCTGATATTGAACCCAAATTTAAATATTTTTATACTGGTAAAATTATAGAAAATGCAAATTTAAAAAACAATATTACTATAATGCGTTACAACTCAATTAAAAATATTGATCTCAGGAGTGCTTTAAAAATTGGTATGTATTGTAATCAATTTTATTATTACGATATTCGATCAAATGAACTTTCTCTTTACAATTATAAGTTGAAGGATGAAATAAAAAATGCAACTAAACTAGGAAGTGAAGAATCAATAACAGTTGATAGTGAATTTGCTGGAACACCAACTAGAAGTATGTTTAGAACTTCTGATCATGGAGTTTTAAATCCAAGTGGTTCATTAACTGAATCACAATCAGATAGTGGTGGTGATGCAATACTTGCAAAATCTGTATCAAGAATTAACTTATTGTTCACTCAAGGACTAAATATTCTTATACCACTAAATGTAAAATTAAAAGTTGGAGACTTAATTTATTGTGAGTTTCCTAAAATAGAGGGAGGTAAATCAACTGATATTGATGAACAAATGAGTGGTAATTATGTTATTAGGGAGGTGCATCATCAGTTTTTACCTAATAAAAATAAATCATCTCTCTTACTTATGAGAGATTCCTATGGATTATTTGCACCAGAACTTTTAGATCAAACATTATAGGAGACAATTATGAAAACTATCGAAGAGCATATTCAAAGAGACAAAGAGATCCTTGCTGATCCTACAACAAATGCTGCTGCTCGTAGGCATTACAAAGAAGAACTTCATGAACTTGAAGTTTATGAAGAGCATCATCATGACGAGATAGTGGCAGGAGATCATCATGATCCTAATGCTCTTGAACTATTTTGTGAGATGCACCCTGATGAACCAGAGTGTCTAGTATATGACGACTAATGTTAACTGAACAACTACTAAAATCAAATTTCTCTGGTAAGGATGGTTTCTCTTGGTGGATAGGTAGAGTTGCTCATCCTGATTATTGGAAAATGGAGAACCTTGCTTCTGCTGCTGCAGGATCTGCATCTCATAGAGTCAAAGTTAGAATCATAGGTTATCATCCTTGGGATGATACATTACCTGAAAATGATCTTCCTTGGGCAAATGTGATGATGGATCCTGTGACTGGTAGTGGACAGGGATCAATGGGAGATACTTTGAATTTAGTAGGTGGTGAAACTGCAATAGGATTTTTTAGTGATGGTGAGGAAGCACAGCAACCTGTAATCATAGGGTTACTTCACAGATCAGCAGAAGCTACAAATTCAATAACAGAAAGTGAAATAGAATCGAGTGGTAGTAATCAATTTAAACCATTCACAGGATATACTAAAAGAAAACCTGCAGCTACTAAGAAAACAGCAGAGATAATTGAAGATCCTGTAATTGTAGAGAATAGTCCAAAACAAGTTGAATCTGGTAAAGTAAAAAAAAGTAATCTAAGAGAAAGTAGCAATGTATTATATGATGTAGAGGGAAATATAATAGGTAGTGCAGCACACCAGGCTTTTGTAAGAGACAATACTAAGGAACAAGATAAACCATCTACATGTGAAGATAACGTAATTGGAGATATATCACAAGCACTAACTGACTTTGTGGCATTTGCATCTGTTCTTGAATCATTTCAAGGTAATTTTATAGATCCTCTTACAAATGCGATTGTAAATATGGAGCAGCAAATTAGAAGCACTGCTCGTGCCATACAAAGGATTATAAAGAAAGCACTGAATAATATTCGCACTGGATTAATAAAAAGAGTGATGTCACTGTTCAAAGTTTTTGCAGCGATTAGTAAAAGATTAAACCCACTCAATTTCTTTTTAGGTCCAGCAGCACAGAAAGCATTTAAAAAAATTATCAAAATATTATTTTGTTTGTTTGATAATATCTTTGGTGATATCTTTGGATTCATAGAAAATTTGATTAAAGGTTTATTGGGAAGAGTAATTAATGTTGGCATATGTGCTGTTGAACAATTTACATCAGGTATAGTTGGTAAGTTGATGGATCTGATTAAGAAAGTAACTGGTCCAATACTCGCTGGAATCAATTGGTTGACAGGCGGACTTGCAAACATTACTAATGTTTTATCAAAAGTTAGTAGTTATGCAAGGCAAATCATAGCATTTTTAGATTGTACTGGTGTCAAATGTAATAAACCAAGTAAATGGGTGTCAAATTTTGGTGGATCAGTTCAAGTTAAAGCGGATAATTGGAATAAGATATTGTCAAATACAGATTTCTTAAGCGGACTTCAAGAGGACTTAGCAGAAGTAGAGAAGAAATTAGGAAAACAAAAACTAGCAAGATGGATTGCTGGTGAAGATTTAGAAACAGCAGAGAAAACAATTATAAATGGATCTAATGTATTAGATTTACTAAAAACAATTGATAAAATAACTGATGGTAAGACAGCAGAGTTGTTTGAAGAAGGTGGATTTGGATCAATTGAAGCAGCAATTGCATCATTCTCTTTGTTTGGTAATGGTTCGGATATATTCAGTGGTTGTAACAATAATACATACAATCCACAAACTCAAGATGATTTAAGTTCACTACCAGTTGGTGTTAAACATCCACAATGTATACCACCAGCAGCAGAAATTAGAGGTGTGGGGACAGGTGCAGTTGTTAAACCGATAGTTGGTAATGATAGAAAAATCTTTTCAGTTGAAATTTTGGATGGTGGAAGTGGTTATGATAGTTCAACAAAAATTACTATTTTTGATAGAAGTGGACATGGTGAAGGTGCAAGAGGGGAAGTTATAGTTGAAGATGGAGCAGTGAAGAATATTGTTGTTACGAAACAAGGATCTGGATACTGTGGTGGTGACAATAATATAGATTTAAATGTTGGAGTTGGAACAGATATATCTGGAATTATAACAAGTATCTATGTCTCTACACCAGGAATAGGATATACAACTGGTGATACATTTACGGTTGTTGGTTCTGGAGTCACTGGGTCCTTGACAACCACTCCAAATGGTTCTATAATAGGAGCACAACTTCCCACTAATAATTTAGAATATGATCGTAGACCACTTATTGTCTTAAACACAACTAGTGGTTTTAGTGCAGAATTGATACCAATAATGAAGTATAATGCTCAATTAACCACAGATCAAGATGGATCTGCAGGTGTGAGACCATTAGTTGGTATCACGAGTGTGATTGATTGTCCACCAGATGAGCATTTTAAGTAAGGGATTATGGCAGAATTAGTATCTTCAGAAAAAATAAAAGATTTAGTTGATAAGTTAGTAGAAGATAAACTTGAAAACTATTTTCGTATGTCTAGACCTGGTTTTGAAATTGTTTCTGGACATAAAGTTCCTGGACATGATGTTGGTGAATTTTGTATGACTACTGATACTGCACAAGGAATACATTTTTATAAAGATGGGCAGTGTAAATTTAGTGCAAAGAAATCAATAGAAATATACTCAGGAGCTAATTCTGGAGATGATGATTTTTCAATTGTACTTGAAACATCACATGGTGATATTAAGATAACTGCAAAACAAAATGATTTGGTGATACAAGGTAATCGAATTATGATTCATGCCAATGAACTACTTCAACTTAGATCAGAGGGTAAAATTGATATGGCTGCACCATCTATCGATATTTTTGGGAACGATCTCAATGTAATAGCGATTGATACTCTAAGACTTCTTGGTGGTAGCACTGAACTTTTTGCAGATACTTCATTAGATATATCTGAAGGTGTAGATGTATTGTTAAATACAGATATAGTAAGTAGATTAACAAATCTTGCTGATGATATTAAAAAATTACTAATATTCTCTTTTTAATTATGAGTAGAATTACATCGATACATTGCCCAAAGATTCTAGTTAGTCCTTTAGATACATCTATTGCGACCTTTTCTAATTTTGGTTTTAGTGCAGGAACTCTAGTAAATTCTGGATGTAGTTTCTTTGGTGGCACATTGCAGTTAGGAGTTGCCAGAGCAGCAGTAAATATTGGACCACCGATTGCAATTCCAGGAGTGGCATTGCCATTTTCTTTATGGGTAGATGGTATCTCAGTCTTTGTTGGTGTGACTAATTTTCTTGGTGCTAGATTTTCATTTGGATTTGTGCAGAATAATGGATTCCATCAAACCAATGGTTGTAAGCAAGCAAATGGAGCAGTTGTAACAAATGGTTTTATAGTTGATAACGCTATTCAAGTAGCAAACGGTTTCACTAGAATGAATTCAAACTACAGTTCTCCTGTAGGTTTTGGTGCAATTTTTACGGGAAGAGCATTAAGAAATAAAGGATTTGATATACCACATCCAACTAAGAAAGGAACAAGAGTAAGACATATATGTGTTGAGGGTCCAGAATCTGCTGTTTATATTAGGGGTAGATTGACTGATTCAAATATAATAGAACTACCAGACTATTGGGATGGATTAGTTGACCTAGATACTATTACGATATCATTAACACAGATAGGATATGCTCAAGACTTGATCACTGAGGGTGTTAAGTGGGGTAAGCAAGTTCATGTCAAGTCTGGAAATGGGACTACGATTGACTGTTACTATTCTATATGGGCAAATAGAATAGGTCCACCATTACATGTGCAGTATGAAGGAGAATCACCAGCAGATTATCCTGGAGATCAGTCTGATCATTCTATTGCTGGATATGATTATGATGTTAGAGGAGGTGAATCATGAGTCCAGAATTTAAAATAGGTGAAGTAAATAATTATTTCAGTCAAGATGATGCTAATTCTATTTTTAAGATAGATGCAGATTCTAATGTTAGTGAGGATAAAAAAGATCAAAAGAGAGTTGAAATAATAATAGAAAATATTGAGAAAAAAATTAAAGATAAAACAAATCAAAGAGAACAACTTTTAGATCAATTACAACTTATTGATATTCAGATAGATCAATATGATAGGTTGATTATGGAAGTTGATGCAAAAGTGCAACCATTTTTAGATCTAATTAACACTCAAATTAATGCTGTTAAGGCAGCGTATGATGCAAGAATTAGTGCTGGATGTGCTAATTCATTAAAATGGGTTGCTATCGCATGGGAAACTAGGGGATATGGATCAAACAAGCAACAATTTGTAACTTATGAGTGTCAGAGAAATGCATTACAAACCATAACAAGACAGGAAAGAATAGATGGTAGTATTGAAATAATTAGGACAGGAGTAACTGATCCTGCAACTATAGTTACTGGATATTATGCATATAAATTTTATCGAAAACCTCTTAATAGAGACTATGGTGCAAATTTAGTTGATGTTTTTACTGGATCAATTAGTGTAGGATCAACAATTCTACAGGTAGAACAATCAGAATTTGATGCGACTGCTGGTGATGATGGATTAGAATTTCAAATTGGTGATGAAATTACGGATAGTATAGAGAGTCCTACACTCTTTGCACTAGGAAGTCTACCTGCAATCGTCGGTGTAGGTTCTACTACTACCTTTAGTGGTATTACAACTACGATTCAAGGAAGTATATCTGTAGGATCAACTATTCTATCTTTAGTTGGATTTGGAACTGTAGATACAGGAAACGTACTTGTTCGTTTGAATACAGTTACAAGTGAATTTTCATCTACAGCAGCAGACTTTGGTGCAAAAGTTGGATCTGGTATTGGGAAAACAGGAATCTTACCGATTGATACAAAAGTGATTGCAATTGGAACTGGAACAACAACTTATGAGTATTACGATCCAACTTTCAACTCTGGAATTGGTACAATTACATCTGAAACTGCGAATGTGATGACATTAGTTTTAAGTTCCGCTGCGATTGGTTCAACAAGTCTTGGTCAGTTTAATGTTGGTATAGTTTCTTTTACACCATCTTTAATTTTAAGCAATGCAGCGACTGGAACTGGGTCTGGAGTTCAGTTTAGTGTAATTCGACCAGCAAATGATCCAGATAAAGATTTTGATTTCCAAAAAAATCCTAAAGATCCAGTTACAATTGGATTAATTACCGAAAGTAATTTAGGATTAGGACACACTGCGATTGTGGTTAACAATGCAGAACCAACAAGGACAATTGGTTGGCATCAGGTTAGAAATTATTCTTTCAGACAATCTAATGGTGAGATAAGAGAGTATGATCCAGAACCACCACAAGGTGGAGGAAGAGCAGTTTATCATTCAGGAAATCAAGAATGGCCAGTTTTGAAAAGAACTAAAACTACTGGTATCGGAGAAACTTATACTTATGCATTTGAAGGTCAAAGAGTAATTTTAAAATCAACTGGATCAAATTCAGTCATTATTACTGATCCTGATACTGATGACGGTGTGGGTGTAGGTTTAGGTAACAATTTGAGTGTAGTCTCTGTATCACCAGGGATAACAGGGAACTGCACTACACTTGCTAATGATATAACAGCAGCAGAAGCAGCGTTAGTTACAATTACAAATGAAAACTTACCACAGGCAAATAGATTTGCTGCACAGGCAAGGGCACTCAGAGAACTGAGAGACGATATGGAACTTGATGCTTATGGTTTACTGCAGGCTTCTGCAGCGACTCGTAGGGAGATAGATAGATTAACGGTTCTTCTAAATGAAGTAAAAGCAGAAGAATTGGACTCCTACGGTTGACACTTAGTGTGATCGGTGCTAAAATAAATTACCAAGCATAGCAGACATGGAAATCAAACGCAAAGATCTGAGAGAGTTACAGTATCTTCAGGAAGATATGGCGGAACATTTCTGTGATCACTTTGGAGTGAGTGGGGAAACCTATTGGACATGCGTTGAATCAGTTGCTCAAGTAAAACTACTTGAGGTCCGAGGTCAGATAAAGTTTGAAGATTTTTCATAGGAAAAACAAAATTGAGGTTTGATTACATAAATACTGGAAAAAAT